CATTGCTCTAGCAGCGCGCTGGCCTCGCTTAGGCAGGGGCTTTTTTCGTTCAATAGGAGCTTTCTTTGTAGTCTCTTTTTTTAAAGGCTCAAACACTACTCTATTCTTTTTTGCAACTTCTTCCTTCTTAACAGACGGTCTCTTAATAGGTACTTTCTTAACAGGTCTTTTAGACAATGGATTCTTTTTTGTTGAGCCTCCACTGCCATCACCGTCACTACCTCCTGCAATTGTTTTATTTCCTTTCTTTGCTTTAGGTTTCTTAGCTAAGCTTGCTTTATTATATGTTGGCATTACTACTTCCTCTTTGATTTAGCGCCTGAGCATTTCCATCTCTTGCGCGATAGGTTATTAGGTGTGTTAGGATCGTTCTGCTGTTTCTTAGATAAACCTTTCTTAATACCTAGACTTCTGGCACAGTAGCTGTCACCTTTAGAAGTCCCCGCTCTTACACGAGGGCCTCCGTCTTTAGCGTTACCTTCTTGTCCGAAGCTTACCTTCTTGCCACTAGCGGTTACTTTGACTTTGGCTTTACCTTGCCTTGGCTTTGGCTTTGGCATTTTAGCTCCTCCTCTAGTTTAGTTATCTTCTTCTGAAGCGTCTCAAACTGAACATTTACCTGTGCTACAACGTGCTCTAAATCTCTAGTAGTGACCATGTTATACAATCCCTTGTGGTGGTTGAGGTGTTAATGGAGGCATTGGAGCTGCTGGAGCTGCTGGAGCCATAGGAGCAGGTGCTGGCGCAGGGACTGCTCTGTTCTCTTGTACCGCTATGCCACGTTCTTTGAGAAGCTGCTCAGAGACTCTAATACGTCTCTCAAACTCTTTGTCGTCTGCATCTCCCACTTGTAAGTTAGTGGTTACTGCCTTAATACGATCAATCTCTAACTCTTGTGGTATAGCTTGTGCTTCCATAGAAAGCTTACCAGCTCTAGCATCAGACTCTTTAGCCTGTCCGTTGAGTGCAGCCGTCTGTGACGCTTGGAAGGCCATTTGAGCTTGTTGTGCTTGCTGCTGTGCCTGCTGTGCTGCTTGCTCTTGCTCTGGGTTAGGCGTGTTAGCCTGCTGTAGTGTAGCAATCAACTCTTCACGGTTAGACAAGTTCATGTTATCAATGATGGACATAACTAGCTGTGGGTACATAGGCGTGTCTGGAGACATAGTTTGTAGCAACTGTACAAGCTGTGTAACCTCGTACTCACGGGCGATAATACCCAAGGAGCTAGAAGTATGGAACTTGTAGTCAGCTACTGGATACATCTCAGGCTCAAACTGCATGTAACGCCAAGCTGCCTTCTCTACAAAAGGAATGATAAAAGCTTCTTGGAAGTTAATCAGAGTGCGTTTATGACGTTTGATGATTGCACCAAGCGACATAGAAACACCAGCAGCAGTAGCGTCTCCGTTAACAGAACCAGCAATACCAGCACTATCAATAGCGCCCGTTGCCGTCTGAACCATAGTTTGTAGAGCTTGTGCTTGAGCAAAGGTGACCTGACTTACTTGACCGAAGTTAAAAGGTTGTAGGATTTCAGCAGGGTTTCCGTTAGTGAGAATAACTTTTCCTGGCCGAATCTCTGGTTTAGCGCCACGAGGCATACGACTAGCGTCCATTGCCATCATAGGGTGTATAGTAAGTGCTAGAGCGTCAATACGTGCGCGTAGCTCAGTGTCTAACGCCTTCTGTGAGTTATAACCCTTCTCACACACACCACGACCCCAGAAGCGGCTAGGGACTACATCCCATGGGAATGCCACGATAGGACGGTCTTGCATCATGTAAGGATTCTTAGTTGCTTTGAGCAGGACACCCCTGTTAGCAATAACAACAACTGCTTCTACATAGTAAGAGTCGTCTTCCTCTTCGTCAAACTCAACAAACTCTTCGTCTTCTGAGTTCTCTTCTGCCATAGCAACTTCTAACAAGTGACGAGGCACTAGACCGTAGTACTTAGTTAGTCTAACCTTGTCCTCACCAAAGGAACTGAGGTCTGAGTCTGGTTCAATCTCAAAGTCAGTAGCAGCTTCGGAAATGTCTTCGTCACGATATACACCACTTTCCTGCAACTCTTGTACTTTAAAGTGTGCTACAAACTCGTCTACAGCACACCCTAGTGCGTCGTCTACAGACGTAGCTACAGGGTCTATAAGGAAGTTCTGAGGCATTACAGGGCGTAGTTTAACGCATGTACGGTCTTTAATCGTAACACCTACTGCTTGTAGCTCACCACCCATAACAGGCTGTGTTGCTGGAGCCATCTCTTTTTCTGACTCTAGCACTACTTCAGCAATACCAGTGCCAAACACAGCAGCGTTAATCAAACACTCTGCCACACTCTTGCGTATCTTGTTCTTTTTAAAATCATCGTCTAAGTGGTTACGAAGCATAACAATGTCTTGCTGGTCTTGATCGTGGATGTCGTCTTTAATATCAAACCACTTACCACGGCCAAAGGTAGCTTCCTCTAGCTCCGCTACAGACGACTCTACTGCCTGTTGGAGTGCAGGAGAAATAATCTTAGATCGTTCTGTTAAACGTCCTTGATCTTCAGCAGACCATTGTCCACGCCATAGACGGTAGTATTCATCAAACCTCTGTGAGTAGTTATCCTCGTAGTGGTCTCGCCAGTTGTCACACTTAGCCATAACCCAGTCTTCAAGAGTTTGTTCAATGTTAAATTCGTCTTCTGTATCTAGCATAGTTAATACCCTGCGTATTTGTCTAGGAATTCGTAGTCTTCTTCTTCATAGTCCATAGCGTAAGCAACCTTAGCTAACTGGTCAATGTACGCTAATGCATCTATCAAGTCGTCGTGGACTAGTACGTTAGGAAACTGAAACAACTCATCTAAGAACTTGCTGTTCCACTCACCCTTGTTAAGCGTTATGTTACCATGCTCGAAGCGTCCTTGTAACGCCCAAACAACTCTATCAATCTTTCTCTTATTGCCGTGTGTAAGCTCTTCCACTCTAAAGAAGCGTTGGTTCTTCTTCATAATGTCGTTGAGGTACGGATGGACAGCGTTCTTTAACGCTCCTTTCTCGATGCCGACTGAGATTGGTTTATAGTCTCTAACTGCCTCAAAGATTCTTCGAGCGGTCTCTTCAACGCCCCAGCGGCCATGTATGATATTAGCAACCCACCAGCCCTCAGTGTTCGCTTTAACAACCGCAATAGCTGTTGAGTCAAGTCTGCTAGTCTTGGTGGTATTCTTACCCGCCTCAGAAAAGCCTGCCAAGTCAACAGCAATGTAATACTCACCATCAGTAGGCTCCTCTTCGCTAAACTTAACATATTCTTCTTTGAATAACTCACCGCCCATTGCCTCAAAAGATGCCATGAACTCCTGACGAAAGGAGAACGAAGACATAGACTTCTTAGCAGCTTCTATCTCGTCAGCGTCCAACAGCGGGTTGTCGTAGCTCGTGAAGTGAAAACCATTAAAGGTTTCGTCGTCACCAACACTAGCGTATGTGTATAACTCGTAGAAGTGGTTACGACCCATTGGCGTACCAATGAACATAGCTCCACCCTTCTGATCCGCAAGCGCAGGACGCAGGATTTGCTCCCAGACCTCTGGCTTCATGTCAGCGTACTCATCCATAACTAAGTACTTGAGGCTAACACCACGCATCGTTTCTGGCCTGTCTGCACCCTTTAGAGCTAAGACAGCACCATTTATAAACTTTATCTGTAGGTTGTTAATGTGGCTAGAGGCTATAACACTGTGTCCAATCTCTAGCAACGCTTGCCACATAATGTCCCTAGCCTGACCCTGTGTAGGGGCAACATAGAACACCTGACCTTTAGTGGAGCTTAACGCCTCTACAATGAGCTTGTAAGCAGCTAGACGAGACTTACCTGTACGTCTGCCAGCAGCTATAACCTTAAATCTAGCGGGGTCGTCCCAGACTTCCTGCTGCCACGGCAACAAGGATATATTTAAGTCAGCCAACTAGAGAGCTTCCTTAAACGTCTTAGCTGCTTTAGCTTGCTCTTCTTTCATGTCTCTGGCTAAATTGCTACTAGAAGCACCACCTGCTTTAGAACGCTGTTGTGCAAAAGTATCTGCTTCTTTGTATGCTTTAGGTGCAAAACGAGGAAACTGTTTGCTGGTCGTTTTTTCATACTGTTGAGCTAACAACACGGCTTCTTCTTGGTCTTCTATTAACCTAGGTTTTCCATCACCGTCCCACCAAATAGAAGGTATAACCATAACACCTCCTTCTGGAGAGTCTACAGTAATTAAATACTCTGTAGATGGGCCTCCTAAGCCTACGTCTTGAGGTTTGTGCTTCTTGTAATCAAAAGGCTCTAAGGTCATAGGCATATTAGTAAGTCCACATTACAGGAGACTCATTACCGTCAAGGTCGCGGATGTCAACATGCACAAAGCTACCAGCAATTCCAATTCCCGTAAAGCCCATCTTAATGGCTTCTTCAACAATCTTATAACGCTGTGTACCATCTGTAACTTTAATATCTGCGGCAATACCTTGGGCATGTGTTCCTGCTTTCTCCTGTTTTTTCTTTGCTTCAATGGGGTGGTCTTTTGATCTATAACCACTCGTAATAACGAAAGGGAATCCACACTTACCTCTTAACAAGTCAACAGCTAACAAGAGGTCATCGCTCATCTCGTTCTCACCTGAGTACTGGCAATCAAACTCTTCTTTAGTAAAATAGTCTAAATCGTTGTTAATGTTAAACATCAGTGTATTCCCCTTCAATGGGTGTATCTGGTCCACTTATAACAGTGGTTTCGCCACCAACACCTGTAATAGAGATGTTAATGCTGTTCTGTCCACCGTTAACCTTGTCCTTCTCGAAGTAGCTAACAGGTAACAATCTATCCATACATAGTTTCCACGCTGCTGCTTGATTCTTGTGATCATCGTCTAACGCTGCATTAAGAATACTGTCTAACACCTTCCTAGACTTAGGCGATGCTAACATCCTTGCTTTGTAGTCGTTGATTATAGAAGCGTCACCTTTAGGTCTACCAACAGCATTACGTTTACCTTTAGTAACACTATCTACTTTAGCTTTCTTGGGTCTACCTAATTTCTTAGTGGTCACTGAGTTGCCTCTCTCTAGAGATTCGTTAGCGATGCAAGAAATGCTAGAGCTTTAGAGTGCTAGAGTTCGCTGTAAGGACGAAGTGTGATTATTAGTTGTACTCTTCTTCAGTGTTAGCGAACTCTAGAACTCTAAAGCTTTAGCATCTCTTGCGTTGTTTGTTCTATATAGTCTATTATAGCATATTTTTTAACAAAAGTCAAGCATTATTTACTGTTATTGTTAATTTAAGTGGATTCGTCTAAGATTCTTGTGTTTGTTAGCATATTCCACTGCTTGTTAACACCTACCCTGTCCCTTCTCTGGCGGATTTCAGTAGGTATTAGCGTCTCCGCAGTCGCTTTTTTAGTTCTTTACAATCAACTACTTAGACTATATAGTTATAACCTATTAGAGCCTTGACTTAATAGTCTAAATTGACCCTTTTTAGTATCTCTGCGGGTACAGTAACAACTCCAGCGATCCCAGCCCCTCCCCCGTCCCTCTATAGCACACAGCTGACAGTAAAGCCAGTGCAGTCTGTGACCAGCAGAGACGATCGAGTCACCAATGATTCTGTACAGGTCATGAGAGAGTGTGCTAGTGGGTACTACTGTGACCAATAAAGCCTAACCAGTCACCTCAATATATTGACAATTATATAGCTGTGTAGTATTCGCACGCGGGCGCGCATAATAGATAGTAGGCATTCACCAGATCAATAGAGGTCAACATCATTATAAGTTAAATAAATGGCTATAAGTTTGACACAGAATGACAACGCTCTATAATAGACCCATCAAG